TTACGATCTTTAACACGCAATGTTGTAGGATCTTTAAGGGTTACTTTTGCGCCTGATGGCAGTGTTACTTCTTTAGACATGTTGCCTCCTGTTGGTTTGCCTTCCTAAATCATACCTAAAAGGAGCAAGTGGTGTGGGAGAGCGGGAAGGCAATCGCCCTCAACCACACCACCGCCCTGATCTAGTTATGCGTATGTGCCTGATGGCTTTGCGTTTTGCAATGTCCATTTAATAGGTGAGAAGCCGCCTGAAGAACCAGCATCAGTTGTATTTGATTGCGCATTGATGTCCACTGTAACCTGTACAAAATCTTCACCGCGTTCAATCACACCAGTGGTGTAAGCGCCCTTAGTAAGTACAGCGCGAATTTGTACAGTAGATGCGCCAGCACCATACTGCCAGTTAAGTGAAATTTCAGGCTGTGTGTTGTTAAGGAAATTAAGCAACTGGGAGTCATTGTCCATGACAAATGTAATCTTTCCTGTTACTTCCAAAGGCCCTAAAAATACCTGGTATGGATCTTGTGTATTTGAAATGCCATAGATAGGTGTTGCAGGGCGCGCCATGTCAATGTTGCCAGTCATAGCAGTTGATACCGCAGATCCACCGATAAAAACAGTACCGCGCCACACTGGTGTAGGTAGAACTGTTGAGAATGTAGGTGTTGGATCTGAAACAGTTTCAGACTGGAAACCAGTGGTTTTTGTATCATACTCAAGCATGCCGTCTGCATTGAACTTCAATGAGAAGTCAGAGAACTGGCAACCAGGGTATGAGCGAACATCTACGGCATAAAAGTCAGTCAATGTGTAAGAAATTGGCTGAACATCTCCACCTGATGCAAGGCTGTTAAATAGTGAGATTGTGTGAGTAAATGGTGCAGATGCGCCAGTAGTTGCTACTGATCCTAAAACACCTGCAATTCCATAGCCCACGGTGTCAGCAAATACTGCTCCACCAAAATCTACGGTTGAGCGTGTACGGCCTGGAATGTAGTTGTAATTCAAAGCATTTGATCCACGCAAGCCTGTGTCATACAGTGGATCTACAATGTCCACTGGCTTTAATGCGTCCTTCATTACTGGAATGAAGTCGGTTGGTGCTACTGCCGTACCGCGGGTTGCTTCTTTAGCAATACCTAAGTACGAGCGTACGGACTGTTGAACAGACATTATTTCACGCTCCTAGTTTCTTGTCTGACGCGGCAGACATAGTTGTTGTTGTTTCTTTTGGTTCTGTTGGTTCTGTGACTGATGGCTTTGCGCCTGCAAGTGTTACATTTGCGGCAACAAACCCTTCAGGTGCGTCAAACTCATCACCAGGTTTTACAGTTTTCCCAATGCTAGGGAACGCGCGTTCATCAGTTCCGTTGTATTTGTACTTCATCATGCTCCTTATGCCTGGATCATCTGTGTTACGGGAAATTGTATCTCAGCAAAGATTTCTGTAACGCCTTCTTTTTCAGTAGAAGGCTCTCCATAGCGGGCCTGAATAACTGGCTCTGCTCCTTGCCAAACTAAATTACCTGTTGGATCGCCAAAGTTATGATCTGATCTCAAGCGCTCCTTGATGTTATCAACGATTGTGTCAAAATCAGTCATAACATCTTCTGCCTCTCTATGAAAAGAAATGCAGAAAATCTGAACAATTACGGTGTAATCAACGCGTTTCCAACCATTAGTTGCCCCGCCAATTGCTAGGCGTGTTTCATACTCATCAGCAATGTAAACAACAATTGCCGCTCTTGTGGACTGGCCTGGTTCAGCGTTTACCTGGTAGTTAATGATTTTTGGAAAAGATGTAAAAACCTGATTAACATTGAGAATACGCGGATTGGCTAAGAATAAAGAAAGCGTTTGGCGTACCGCGTTGCGGCCTGTAAGGGTAGGTACTGCGGTCATTATCTGATCCTGCGGAATTTGTTTACCATGTCTAAGGCAACGGCTATGTCACTGCCAAAGCGCACTGAGCCAGGAATGTTACCCGCGGGCGAAGTTGTGTAAGCCATAGTAGTTGAAGCATCACCACGCATTTTAATAAATGCGGTTGTAATTAAAATACAGGCTTGCTTGAGAACAGTTGGCAAGTTACTGAATGTTGCGCCAACGCCATGAGCAAAAAGCATGGGAGAAACCAATGGCACTGTAGTTGATCCATAAGTGTAATTGCTTGCAACTATTACGCGCTCACTTCTTTGACCATCAAAAATGCGGTACTGCTCGCCTGGCAAAATGCCTACTCCACTAGCCACGGTTAAAGTGCTATCTCCTGCAAGGGTAGCCACTGCAATTTCTGTATTGGCATAACCTGCAATGTATGTGTATTTTGTAAATGTCCAATTGCTTCCACTGATAGAGCCACCAAATTGAAGCGGGCCTTGAGAAGTAAAGTTGAACCCAATTTGATTGCCAGGGATAATAATTTGTTGGCCTTCAAACCATGCTATTGAGCAATCTTGTAATTCATTTAATTGATTTGGATTTGCTCCATAATAAAATGCAGACAAAGAAACAATGGGCGCGTTGTATGGGTGCAATGCGTAGTACCCGCCTGATGCTGAATAGCGTATGCGTTGTGTTTCTGTGTACTGAGTTGCCACAAGATTTTGATTAAAATACTCATTCATGTATGAAGAAGCGCGCAAAATAACTTCTGCAAGTTCTGCGTCTTGAGCCGCCGCGTTACCGCCTACAACTAACATGTCAAAGTTGATTGCCGTTGGTGCGTTTTTGTATTCAGCCACACTGATGTATGGGTTCTCACCACTAATGTCAGGCGTGATACCTACGGCCATTTTTTATTCTCCATCTCGCGGTATGTCTTGTGACTGGTATCCGCAACGCCCACACTTGCGAAACCAACCCTCAAAGCCACATTCTACGCAACTAAATCCGCGCATGCGGTCATCAGCAGAAATTGGATTAAGTGATGCCTCAAAAAAACCTTCAGCCTTCATTGCCCTCTGATGCGATTTATTTTCTACATTGTAAATACCCTGGCGATCTGTAAAGTAACTTTTACCGCCAATAACAGTTTCTTTTACGCCCCTGTCAGGTGCTACCCATCTTGCCATTGCGCCTCCTAGTTAATTGGAAAAGGGTGCGGCTTTTACACCGCACCCCTCCCTTCATTATTTAATTATTTATCTGTGATTATTTCAGCCGTAGTCATGTGTGATGGAGTGCCGTCAGGTAATACAATCTGACCTCCGCCATGACTATTTGTTGGCTGGTTACAACCACATTCTAAACACATTACGCAGAGACAATTCCTGATACTGCGCCGTTCCATGCAGGAGCGGTACAGAAGAATGTTCCACGGAAGTATGTTGAGAAGTCATAAGTGAACTGAGTTACTGGCCACTGGATACCCATGTAGTCCTGTACCAAGAAGTTCGCCCATACATCAGATACCTGTGTATCAGGAATTGGTAGTGTCCATGAAAGAACAGGTGCAGTACCAGAGTTTAACCAGGGGTGAACCATAAGATCCACGGCCTTGCCAGTAACTTCATTCTGAAGTCCTGTCACGATTGAACCGTATGTTGTTCCTTGCTCGCCTGGGTTGTTAATTACCAAACGGTAGTTAGCAGTTGAACCATTCTTGATTGCATCAGATAGTTGCTTACGATCATTACCGTTCAAAAGAACAATGTCAGGATCAGCCTTTACATTCTGATAGAGATTAGCAAAAACAGTTTGGAATTCTACACCTGGGTTAGAAGTTGAGAACGCCGCATTGATCCTGTTGTTAAAGCCAGTGTTAGGCCCTAGAACTGTAGGAAGAATTCCGTCATAACCAGTTGCATAAGCAGAAGTATCTGCGGCTGCGCGAGTAACCAAAGCACCAGTTGTTGTGTAAGTGATTGTGTTACCTGAGTTAGGAGCAGTACCACCCTGAAGTGTTGCTGTTAAGCCCTGGAATGTTCCCTGGTATGTAGCAGTTGCCTGAGCGCCTGACTTAACATAAAGGTTGTAACCAAGTGCGCCAACAACATTTGCACTTAGAGTTACTACAATAGTTTTATTACCTCCTGAAGTTGTTTCTGCGGCTTGCGCTGAAACAATTGACTCACCAAAGCCGTTTGCAGAAATACCAGCGTCAGCAGTTACAAAAATAATGAACTGTCCATTAGGTAGTGCTGTTTGACCTGAAGTAACTGCGGTAGCGGTTGCAGAAGCAATTACTGGTGCAGCAAGTGCGCCTGAGTATCCGCTTGCAGTACCGCGAGCCATTAGCATCATGCGTTCTTCCATAAGCATTGTTGCGTATAGAGTTGAAGTTGATGATAGTTGGCGGAGATCCTGGTAACCCATACCTGAGAAGTTTGCATCAAATGAAACCTGATCAGATAGTGAGTATGAGTTGTAAGGCAGAATTAAGTCATCTGCGGTGTAAGAGATCTGTGGGCCACGGATTAACTCAAGTGGAGTAGAACCGCCACCTGCAAAGTTGTTCTGTGTGCTTTCAGAAATACCAGGCCAAATCTGACCCTGTCCACCTGTACCTGTACCTGTGTAACCAAGTACGCGCTTTACTCTGTGAGAAGTACCAATGCCTTTTTTGCGTGGGATACGGTTACGGAGTGGTGTTGGGCGTGGTGTAAGCAACTTAGAAGGTGCTTCAAGGTCAAACGCGGCAAATGATGATGACAAAGGATTAGTAAGTGTGATTTCCTTTTGAATGTCCTGCATTGCCATGCGTTGAGCCGCTAGAGCAGTATTCAAACCGTTCATAGCGTCACCTGATAGTGACTTGTTAGCCGCTAGTGCTTCTAGTGTTGTGATTGCATCTACAGTTGGTGCTTGTCCTGGTGTGTGAGAAGCGTTTGAGAGACTCTTGTTTAGTTCAATTGAGTATTCTTCAAAGCGTTCTGCGGCTTCTTTAGGGGTTGCATCACTGAATAAATCGGCGGCCTTTGGGGGCGTTAATGCCATTTGTGTTTCCTTTCAGAGATTAGGTTGGATTACTTATTAAGGGTTTTTTCATACTCTGCAATAAATTCATCTGCAAGTATTTTGTAACCCTTAGCAAGTGTTATGTCTGTTGTTGCTCTTGCTTTTTCTTTGTAAACAGCGGCCTTAGT